CGAGTCTGTAAGCAATCTTAAGTAAAATCTGGAAGTTTCCGTTCTTAGCGTCCTTAACGATTATGATGACTGTACCGATAAGAGCGCCGAGGAAAATGGCAAGTGAAAGAATAACACGAATGTCAATGTTCATATTTTATCCTCCTGTTCATTAATTAAGTGGTGCTGCTGAAAATACGTTATATGCTACAGCGCCAGCCGCTAACAATAGTACAAGTATTTTCCAGGCAAGGTCGGCCACTCTTGACTTAATGTTCTTTTGAAGCTCAAGTGCTTCATCTGCCGGCTTGCGTTCCAATACGGTTAAACGATCAACTGACTTAGTAACGCTGCTTGTCAAGCTGTCCATCTTAGCTGTCAGCTCTTCAAACCGTCTGGTATGATCTCTTGTAGTGTCTCGCATCTCATCACGTGTCTGGTCAAATCTGTCCAGCGCCCTTGTTACATTAGCATTGACGTTAGCTCTTGTTGAATCAAGTGCTTCCGAGAACTTGGAGTCTAACGCTTCAAAGCGCCCGTCGATCTTTGCCATAGATGCGTTTATTTCGCCGAAGCCGTTTGTCAGATCATTCCTTATGTCCTTTACGCTATCTTCTAGCGAGTGGATTTTTGTGTCATGTTCAGGTAGTTTTGTTTCCATGTCGTCTACCCTAGTCACAAGCTTCTGGAATTCTTCGACTGTTACATATTCCATACATCAGTATACCTCCTACTCTAATAGTGTTTAAGCATTCATGAAAGAGTCGGCTAACCAGCAGTTTAAGTACGTATAAACCTTCTGGCTATAAATGCCTCTCTTTGCATATGTTGTCTCGCTATTAGTGAGGTCATATGATTCGCTAATAGGACCAACTGATTTGCTCTTAAGTCCTTTAATGCCATTAACAGTTGTGGACTGGACTTCAGTCTGTAGATAAGATGCAGCTAATGCGTTCTCTGCTGTTGCCCGCTTTGCTGCTCCCATGCCACCGTCTGTCCAAACGTCTGTGTCCCAGATGCCTGTGTCATAAAACTGATTAGCTGGTCTTAATCCGTCTGAGCCGTATCTTGTACCAATAAACGATGTCATTGTTACTCGTGGGAAGCTTAACTTCTGGCCCCAGTCTCGCTTAGTACCAGTAAACGCCAGCTGGTCTATTGCAAGTGTTGAAGCCCTTAAAAGTGCTTCTTTGTCTTCTGTACTCAGCGTTGACCATTTAGCTCTGTAGGCATCAGTACTGATGTATGTTTTTGAAATAAACTCATCTGCTTCTTCTACAGTTACATATGAGTCAACGCCTACTTGTAAGCTCATACAGATGTCCTCCTGCTGTTATTTTTCTGTCTTTGCTGCTGTTGCCTTGGTCTCTGCGACAGGCTCTTCCTTAGCTGCTGCCTTTGTTGCTGCTGTTGTCTTGCCTGCCTTTGCATTTGCTGCCGCTGTTGCAGCTGCTGTGATCTTAGCAAAGATGCCGCTGTCTCGTGTTACAGATGCTGTTGCTGCTCCTCTTACTCTGTCGTCGCAAAGAGCTTTTACTGCAAGAGCATCGTAGATAACGGGCATCTGGTTAGCATCGAGTTCAACTTCAAAGCGACCATGTGGATTTGATAGTAGCTCATCAATATCCCTTGTCTGATCTACTCTGATAAAGCGTGTCTCTGCTTTGTTATATACCTTAACGAATTGCTCCATAAGTTGTTTCCTCCATTAAACAGTCGGTAATTTTTCTTTTATAAGTGTGTCCCCCAGCAACCTGCCAGAGGACACACCTATTATTGTTTGGTTGTTATCAGGAACGAGCTGCGCTTAATGCGAAGCATGTCTGCTTGCGGTTATCGAAGAGGTCGCCGCCGTAGACAATGCGGGCGTCATATTCCCAGCCGTTTGCCTTCTGGTTGATACCTGCCTTGGTGATCTGGATAGGACCAAACATCTTGTTCTGAGTGTAGCCCAGCTCAACGTTTGCGTCTCTGTCAAGTGCCTCAGCGGGGATCAAGAAGTTGTCAACGATGTAACGGGTGCTTGCGAAGCCTGCAGCGAGAGGGATGAAGAAGAGCTTGATGTCCTCAGCGTTGCCTGCAGTATCGACTACGTAGCCGCCTTCGGTCTGACCGGAAGTCTGGCCATCCAGCATGATGATCTTGCTGTACATTCTGTCGGAAGGCATCTCGATGACGAAGCAATTGTCATACTTGGTGATCTCGAGGGTAACCTCAAGTGCCTTGGTCTCTCCCTCTGTCTCGCCATCAACTTCCTCAGTGACAGTCATGGTCTGGGTGATCACGGTGCCGTTTGCAAATGCGTTGCGATTTGCCAGAGCGGTCTGAAAGTTCGCATAAACGTCAGAAGCCATGAAAAGGGCGATGTCGCCAGATGCGCCTGCATCAAACACCTTTGCCTTGATCGCATTGACAGTCTCGAGAATGTGGGAAGCGTCAACCTGGTAGGTACCAAGTGTGCCATCACCAACAGAGAGCTTGTTTGCTGAAGGAAGCTGTGAGAAGTACTGAGCGATGTTTGCTGCATCGATCTCAGCTGCTGCATTTCTGTTCAGCATGTCTTCGTTAAGAAGATCGATAGAGGGGGTCATTCCCTCACCGCAGTTGTTGAGCTCGTCAAGAGCGTCTACGCTGATAACAGATGCTCTGTCGTGAGTAGCCTGGTATGTGGTCCACTTAAGAGTCATGTCGCCCTTGGAACCAGAACCAGCCCATCCGTTTGTCTTGCTGTAGGCACCAAGCTTAGGTGCTGCATACTCACGGATCTTAGTGACTCCATTGAGCTCATACTTCATCTTGTCAGGATTGCAAAGAATAGCAGTCTTGCAACCATGATATAGAGCGGCATGAGCAATCTTGGAGTAGTTGTACATAATGTCATAAACTGAAGCCATAATATTTTTCCTCCTGTGTTTGCTTAGTTAATTAGTTGAATGTGAACCCCTTGGCGTTTGCCTTAGGTGTATCGCTGGACTTGGTACTGAAGTTAAACCCTTTCTTGATGGGCTTTGCTTCGCCGGCCTTGCCGGTTGAATTGGTGAAGGTGTCCTTAGAATCTGTAATAGACGATAAGGTCTTGCCATACAGTCCTTCATACTTCTTGATGACGGGAGCTAATGCCTCGTCAAGTCCCTTAACAACGCCGTCCTCGAGTGTTAAACCTGTCTTGTCGATGTCTCTGATCATGCACTCTTTGACTGTAGCGTTGACGGGATAAAGTTTCTCAACCTCTTCATCAACTGCCGCGTCGATCGTTGCCTGCTCCTTCTCCTCTTCAGCGTCTGCAACCTGCTGCTTCAAGTCGGCAACCTCTGCCTCAAGTTCAGCCACCTTCTGCTTGAGCTCCTCATTCTCATTGATGATCTTCTCAATATCTTCAGGTGTGGCTTCTGCATCAGCCTGTTCGGGGTCTGACAGTACGTCGACTAACTCAGTTACCTGGTTGTCCTGCTCGTCTTCTGCCTTTGCTGCCTTGCTCATTGCCTTAAGCTTGAGTAAAGCGATAAACGACTTCTTCATGCTATTTCCTCCTGTTTTAATCTTAACTGCTGCGCCCTCTCCACCAGCCTGACCTGCTGAATCGTTTGCATTGAGTTTCTTTATTATAGCGGCCTGTGGCTGGCACGGAACAGCGACGATGCTAAGTTCAAAGACGTCAGTACAATGATCCAGAACTGATAAACATGTCTGGTCATCGTAGATAGCCCCTGCCTTATGGCTGCCACCGCAAACGCCTACGCCGTCATAATCTTTTGTCATTGGTTGTCCGCATATACTACATGTTGAAGTACTGTCAAAGGCGACAGAAACTTCTTTGTATACGCCGGACTTGATCTTTTCAACTGTGTCTGTATCAGAAGCAAGCACATAAGCTCTTCCTTCTACGTAGTCAACCCCCTGCTCGTCTGTCTTCACCTCTGCCTTGTAAACTCTGCCAAGTTGTGAGTCAGCTGACCAGTTGTGGTCCTTAAGTAACGGAATGCTCTTAGCACTTACTAATGCAGCAAACTCATCCAGGAAGGTACGTGTCATCGTATCATTTACCCTGTCGGGGTTTGCATCACACATGCGAATTTTAAAAGCATATATGTCTTCTGCTGTCAGCTCTGCCTTACTAAACTGATTGATAAGTTCAATATCAGGTGTTGAGTCATTATCAGCAACAAGAGCTTTGCAGAATGCCTTGTTTTTATTCATTCCCTTCTGCGTCCCCTTTCTTTTTTTTATTACTGCAATAAACTGATGTTTATGCTTGTTTTATAAATCGTTTTAATTTCTACATCATTATAAAAAGGCGTATTTTGCATTTAGTTGAGGTGAGGAAAGCAGGGTGTTAAACCTGCTCTCCTTCCTGTGTTTCATCATCGTTTACGCCGTCAAGCAGATCAACAAGTGTCTGGTCAGGGCCTACCGTGATCAGCTCAATATCTGTAGTGTCTGTATCAATATTGTGGTACTTAGCCACTTCTACAACTATGTTCTTCAATTCCTTAGATAGTCGTTTAATATATCCCCTGGCGTGGAGCACAGTAGGGATACATGAGGCAAGTAATAAACGACCGGAAACATTTCCACTGATGTGCTCAAAGCCGAGGATAGTGCCACTTAGATGGCTGTAAATGGAAACCTGTTTTAACATTGTGTCCAGTGCCTTGATAGCGCCTTCAAAATCAATGTCAGGTTTGATAATACTAACATCATGTGGCTGGTCCTTTGCTGTAGCAGGATCATAAGTAATAACCCCGTTGTCAATATAAGTCGTCATGTCTGTTACAGGATCACGCCTTGCTGCCTTCTTCGGCATAGTCTTAATAATATCCTTTGCCTGCTCAGTCAATCTTGATAAAGTGATAAACGCTCTGATGGCGCCCAAGCTTGCACTTACTGAGCCGATTAATTCAGGATAGCCGTAGTCCTCCCGGCCGTTGCCGTTCTTTGCAAATAATATGTATTTGTCTTCTGTTACCAGTTCATTCACTACTTCATGCTTGCCGATCCGCTTATTAACGTATCTAAACTTGTCTCTAATGCAGCGTCCATCTGGGTGGTATGATAAACACTCAAGCCACTGCTTGTCATCATCTGTTATAACGTTGGTAAGAGTAACGATGCGCTCGTCTTCCAATGTTCTAAAGAGAATGATATTTTTATCAGTGTAGATCTTGGTATTTACTACGTTGTTATGCTTATTAACAACGAGTGCTCTGTCACAGGCAGTGAAGATATTTCTTATGATGTCCTCAATATTTTCCTCCACGCTCTCCCAAATATCCGGTCTGTCAACACCATCAATCTTAACGCCCTGGAAGCAAGGAGCAAGTATTGCAACCCATGTGCCCACTAAGCTATCAAAGATTGGTAAACTTGCAGCTATGTCTCTCACTCTGCCTACCTGGAACGGGTTTAAGTCAGGCATGTCGTTAATAAACCGATCAAGCACTTCCTGCAGTTGATTAGTTACCAGCATGTCCATAGTCTTGTTTATATCTGCCCGCTGCTTCATTTCAGCTGTAGGAAATGACTGGCCGGGTTTAAGCGGTATGCCATCTTTCCAAACTGCTAAGTCTACAGAATAAGCGGCGTAGTTCTTCTCGTCCTGTAGTGTCAGCCCGTAATAGTTCTTTTTCTGTGCCATCTGTTTTTCCTCCTATTAATATGTTGGATGTTTTTTATGATCGGTGTACGCACCATATCTTAGCGCGTCCACAAAGTCATCAACTAGTTTCACTACTTCGTCACTGTTGTCTTTATAACTATATGTGAACAGTTCATGTATTAAGTTTTCGCAGGTGTCCATTATATAAATCCTGTCGTCTGCAAATAAACTCTCAATAAAACCGATTCCATCAGAGTGCTTATTTAAAGCATTCAGCGGGGCCACGCCATTTAATATAAGTTCATCTTTCAATGATGCAGCGGCCGGGTCTACGTAGATTGGTATTTCCTGCCTGCCTGTTGTTCTTCTCACCATGTCCATTGCTATTAGTATGTTCCTGACTATTTCACTTGGCGCCGTCCTTGTAAATTTCCATTCTTGCGCTACTATGTAGCTGTCAGTTAAACCATCGTAACAGTTGAGAAGTAAAGCTGTGGGGTGGTTACTACCATAGTCACATGAAAAGAATACTCTATCAAATGCTGTCAAGTCAATATCAGTAGTGGTTGATTTGAGTATATGTATACTTGGCTTAAATGACTGATAAACTAAACTGTCCTTGCCTGTCCATTTACCAAGTATGTATCTATCCCAGAATGCCCGATTGCGGCGGTAGAGTCGCTTGTTTCTTTCAAACGTCTCTTTAAATCCCTTCCAGCGTACTTCACTCGCATACCACTGTATTAGCTTAATTGTGCCTGCGTTGATCTCTTTAAGTAGGAAGTGCTCAGGCGAATCCGGGTTAGTGGAACCAATATACCAGTTGTTCACAAAGCCAGGCGGCAAGTCGGGGCCACCCCTTAAACGTGATAACACAAGCTTAAACTGGTCTTCTGTACAAAGTACCGCTTCATCATGTAAGATGCCTGTAATGTTTGACAGACCACGTATCTTGCTTTCTGCTGTACTGTCATTCATTCCTACTATATGTAAGTTCATACCGAACAGTGTTGCATCTTTTGTTATGCCGTCATTACAAACAGAGCGATCATATTTGAAGTCACTGCCGAAGAGCTGAGCTAGCACGTTGCACATATTTTTCTTTACTGCGTTTTGCGTCCTGCCCAGTAGCATAAAGTTTAAACCACTGTATCCGAATTGCTGCAGCTGTAAGCAATATATTCCAAATGCCTCAGTTAATGCATGTGTTTTGCCGCAAGCCATACAGCCGCAATGTAAAGCCATATGCTGGTCACTCAGCATCTCCTGCCGGCCAAATGTTTTTATAGTGTACAATTGTCTTTGACTGTACTGCTGCTCATTTGCTACTGTAGCCATTGCTATTCCTCTGCGTCCTCTTCATCCGCTAACGTTAATATATCTTCGGCTGTTATGTCGTCATCGTCTTCGTCAGTGTCTTCTCTAAATTCAAGATATGTTTCATCTGGTACTTCGGGTTCAGTCACTTCATTTAGTGCCTGCATCACCGCCCCCAGTGTCTGACCTGTTGTGGTTAGTGTTATTGACTCATTTGTGCCGGGTGCTTTGATCACCGCCCCGTCGTCTATTCGTTCTAGGAAGTCCATTGCTAACCTAGCAGTCTTCTCATTCTTCTCACTCTGTTCAATCGTATCAGTAATGTACTTCGTAAGCATGCCCACGCTTTCGTCTCTGCCATATATGTAAGCTGCGGCCAGCTGCGGGTAAACAGGTAAGGAACGAGTAAACTGGTCAACTGTTAGCTTTTCGCCCATGAAGAAGAATGCTTTATTTAGCGCCTTCACTATTTCCTCACTGTTCACATCTCTAAAGCGCATTGTCCGGATCATATTTAAGCACTGTTTCATTAGCCCGGCTGCCTGTATCTTTTCAAAGAATACGCATTCAAATGCCCCGCCGCCTGTCTTTCCTACTGCATTACTGTACTGTTTGCTCTTTGCTGCCGAGAAGCCTTTTTGCCGCTTGCTCATTCTTTTGCCCTCCTGTCTTTAAGTATATTGCTAACTGTTCTGCTTTCTTACTCTGTGTTTCAAATGCATTTCTCATATGCTGGTCCGCCCCGCCCCTGTAAACCATTCCATATAATACACGTCGGCGAAGGAATACAAGACGTTCGTGTCTCTTCACCTGTTTGTTTACAATGTACAAATAATTGATTGGCATGCACTCCACTGCATACATGTCAGCAATATTTTCAACCCCAAGTGCAAGCTGTATTTTCTGCATGTCTTCCACTGGCGGGGCCTGTATTCCTAACTCATACTGTAGATATGTATATTCATGGCTGCCTATTATTTTTGCCATGTCTCCTATACTGTACCCCCTGGCCACTCGCCAAAATGCAAGTGTGTGACGTATTAGTAGCGTCTTCTTATACTTTACAGTGTTGTTCCTTGCTTTATATATGTCCTGATCAGTATAGCCAAGTGGAAGCGCGAAGTGGAGTATCTGATAAACGTCATAACTAAGTAGCTTAGCTATTTCTATGTCTATGTCTAAAGCGCGGATGAGGGCAATCAATTCGTCACGTGTAGGTAATAAATACCCACCTGCTATTCCTAATATTTTACGTTTGCCAATTTGGCACGTTGCCGCCAAGTCGCTAAGTGTTATATTTTTCTTTTCAGCGTACTCACGAATTAACCCCGCCCCATCAAATAACATGTAGGGGCTGGATAATTTTCTAAATAGTTGACAATTTTCTGTCTCACGTGTCTCATAGTTTATATCTGCCTGTAATAAAATAAGCGCGACCTCTTCGTCAGGTATGTTCACAATCCGGGCAATCTGCCAGTAATGCAATGGAAACGGGCAAGACCGCCAAAGTGCAAGTACTTGATTTACATCATCTGCTTCTCTCTCTGCCCGCCTGTTATTCTGTATTTCTATACTGTAGAAGTCATCTTGTATAAGTCTAATTGCTTCCGCTTGCTGTTCAATCGTCATTTGTTATGTTCTCCATTTTTTATCCTGGCGCCAATTTGATTAAATACGTAGATGCGGGGTAAAAGGCATGTAGAGCAGTGGCCCAATATAATGTCTGGGGAATAATTGAAATAATTCCGCCCGTCTCTCTCTGCCGCCGCAATTGCTAACGTAGTCAAAGAAAAAGTTAAGTGTTTAATCAATTACTTACACTTATATAGTAAACACGTAAAAAGAAAATAGTAAAAGAAAAACACCACTAAGTAGTTAAGTACCTAGTGGCGTCCTTCTTTTATTATTAAAGTTGGCAGACTTTAATTTATACGTTCTTTGTAGGTAACAGGCTGCAGACTAAAATTATTGCATAGTCTTTAGATTCAAGTTTGACGTAGTCAAGCTTTATTTCATATGCTCTCAGCCATACATCACTGTTGTTACGATAACTAATAGCTGCAGGATACTCAAAGTTTAATTGTAGATCTTTGAGCTGAGCGTCTGTTATATTTTTGACTGTTATAAAAATCATGCTATCAGTCAGATAAACACTCGGGGCGGGCAGCCTATCAGTTATACGTTGGTTATTTTTTACATCAATGCCGACATTTTTAACTACAACGTATTGAGTTTCGCCGGCGTTAATTGTTAATATCATACTGTTAACCTCCTATGCTTAAACATTAAACTCAGCGGCCAATTCGTTTACTAGCGTATCGATCTCGGCGCATACTGCTGCAGCCCGGGCAGCCGGAAGTCTAAACCTTAAAGCATGCTTAGTATTGTATTTCTTGCCTGTCTGAATCACAAAGTCATAAGTAAGCTCAGGGCGCACTCTATGTATTTCCTGCACTACCCAGCCGTGAAGATTATTTTGCACTGCTGTCACAAGTTCCAGGTTGTCCTTAGCATTATCCCGGCAGTCGTTATTCATATGATTAATGATCAGGTTCTCAAAATCATATGTGAGTATTCTTTTCTTATATGTCTCAAATGCATGTGGATCCCACATCAATAGTTGAAGCACATACTTATAAGGTACTATGCTATTATCTCGGGTGTTGCCAGGGAAGGAATACTGTGCCATCTCTTCAGGATAGATGTGGAAACCATCACGGGCCTGTCTGTTCATCAATTCGCCATTGCTATCAAAGTTTTCAGAGGTGACCTGCTTTTCTGACCGGGCGCCGTACACTTTGAGAAATGCTGAGTTGTCAACATCGTTATAATTTCTGAGCTGCTTAATCGTATCCATAATGTAAGAGTAAATTCTTACCCCGTCGGATATAATCATTCTCTTATGGCCAGTGTCATGGATCAGGCGCCCCTCAATTGCCCCGGGCTGTGGGCTCAGCGAATAAACACAGTAGTCAGATGTGAGATGCTTGACGTAGACTGGCTTAAGTGTTTCGTCAAGTGTATCAGCTACAAAGCATGCGTTCCTGATCTTAGCCATTACTGTAGTTGATACGTCAGAGTGCTCGCGGGAATAATCGAGATAGAACTTAAAAAATTTTCTCATGTTGTTGTCCTCCAATTATAATGTTATAATTTATTTACTAAGCGGGTAATCATATCCGCAATAGTACGTAGCTCATTTTGCTCAAGTAGAATACTTTTTTGTACTGTCAGTACTTCTTCTTGGCGCCCATCACTTTCAGAAATTTCATTGAGTAATTGCTCATAGTGCTCTAATTTTCTCAAAGTGTTGGCAAAATTTTCAGAGAGTAACTTAAGTTTTTCCATACCTGTCTGCTCCATTTAATTTTTTAACCTGATGATAATAGGGCGTGCTTCCTGCAACTTAGTGTCAAAGTCATCTTCAACGCCGTCATCATCTTCGTCAGCGTCTTCAGTCCAATTGATGTCGTCAAGTATATTAGATATGTCCATCATAATGGGTGGAAGCGCCGATCTTAATTCTGCAAGTCTAGCAGCATTTTCAGGTTGTAAGCACTCTTCATCCCCGGCGTAGGCGCAGGTCTTTTGATGTTCGAAGATCGCGGTCAGCGTCTCTTCACATTCGCCAGGAATAAACAGATCGACCGGCATGTCGTCAAGTTTTGCAGCAAAGTACTCGTTGTACTTAATAGCGCCATGTAAATACATAGCAAGTGGTTCAGATACTACCATAATGTAGGCCCTCCTATAAGTTGATGTTTGTATATATTGCGGCTGCCCAGCTTGCAAAAGCTAGCAGTCCAAGACTCATATTAACCTGTAGTCTCTTTAATTCGACGGCGCCGTAATTGTTATGAATATGCTCGTAATCATTTACGATAATGTCAATAATTTTTCTCATAATGTGTTCCTTTCCGCGGGCCCTGTAGTAGAGCCCGCTCATAGTGTTATTGCTTACTGTTTATTATGTAGTCACTGCCAAGTTAATGTTTCAAGCTCTTCAATAGCTGTTAGTGCTGCATAATTAGCTGTAGTTACTTTATTATCAGCTTGTTCCTTAAGTCTTCTAAGCTGTGCCAATCCTGTATATACACAGTCTATTAAACTGTATTCAGTGGGATCTAGTTTATACTCATGTAGTATATCATGCAGAAGCTCTTCGCAAAGATCGCTGTTACCAGTCGTTATTACTATGTATAACCATTTTGCTGAACGTCTGGCCCAACAGTCATCTGAGAAGTGCTTATTGATAGTCGGCTTAAGTACTGTTGTAGCAATCGCCCGGGCTGCCTGATTAAGTTCATCACAGTAGTAATGATATTCAGTTACTGCTGTTTTGAGCTGTGCTCTTGCAGCTGATACGTTTGCTCTTGCGGTCTCAAGTGTTGTGTTTACGTTTACTGTGTTTGATCTCTTCATACTGTACTCCTGTTCTGTATACTATGTAGTATACTTAAAAATTTGTTATGTACTTGTTATCAAGTACTGCTTCTTTATATATTCAGTAATGTATTAATTACTGTATATATTAAATTGACTCTTTTCTTAATTTCTATAATTATTATAGCATATCATTTTTCATTTGTAAATACCTTTTTTAAAATTTTTCTCTTATTTTTTATTTTCTTTAATAATAATTTTTCTTCGCCGCGCCCCAATTATTTTTTAATTATACACACTTATAACTTAATGTAGTTTAGTACTAGTAGTTTACTTTTACTTACTGTTATCATCATTTATTACGTGTTATTATTTTTTATTACTTGTAATTTCGTTTAATACTGTTTAATTATTTTTCTTTACTGTTATTATTATTTTTAATATGTATGTATGTTTATCAAATGTATTCGTGAAAAAAATTTTTAAAATTATTTTAATTATACACACTCATAAACTAGCGTAGTTTTGACATAGTAAACCAATAAATAGAATGTGAGCAGTAGCCCAAGACGTTTAAGATCTTCAAGCTACTGCTCACACATTATTTTTATTATGTTGTTTTAATTATTTACGTCGTCAAGTTTGCCTCATCTGTCCATCCATAAATTCCGCCGACAATAAACTCGCCCTGACTGTTCACACGCCGACAATGATACGGGTGCTTCCCATTATATGTCTGAGTGATCTTAGCAAGCGAGGCCTTTACTTCGCCGGCGGGATTACTTGCATTTGCACTGCCAAACTGACTTCCACCAATGAAGTAAACCAGATCACCCGTCTTATACTTTAGTTCAGATGTTCCAGAATTTTCAGCAGCGTCTGTAGTATCTGATGTTACTGCTGTCTGATCTTCATTTACCTGTTCGGCTTTTTCAAAGTGCTCATTGATCTTATCAATGATGTACTGCATGTGATCCATGATGTACTTACCCGGGCAGGCCTTCTGAGCAAACCACCGATGCCATGTGAATTTCATTTCATTTGGCTGTGGTTTATAGTTTACCATTGCTTCACCATTGTTATCCGATGTATAAATGAAAACCGCCCTGTTCTTTCCATAACGTTCCATGATGTCAATGCTTAATGCAATGAAGGACTCAATTGCTGCAGCGTTAACAGTATTTCCTGAAGTGTCTGAAGCAATTTCTACAGTGATCGCATGGTAATCGTTCATGCTACCAGTCTCATAATTGCCACGTAGTTTCTTCATCTGGTCTGCTGTTAAACCGCCCGAGCACCAGCTTCGATCTTTCTCATGTACAACCAAGCAAATAGCGCCGTCACCACCAATAGCGTAGTTACATGAAGCCTGGCGTGCTTTGCTACTGAAGACGTTCGCAACCTGTACACATGTACTATCTTTGCTACCAGCTGTACAATGAGGAGTGATAGTGTCCACCTCATATTGTACGCCATTAAGTTTTCTATCAGCTGTGAAGTTAGGTGATAGAACTGTTGCTGAAATCAATTTACTGTCTGTCATTGTTTTTCCTCCTGTTTAATAGTTATTAAACTGAAACCCCGGTTATACATGTTCACAATACAAGGAAGGACTGTATTGAGTAAATCATTACTGTCTGACTCATTCACTGATAGTACTTTAAACGAATCTGACTTTTGAAATTTTAATGTATAACTTCTGGGTAACTGTTCTTTTGTCATTTGGTGCCCTGCTCTCTCTTCTTCTATGTCCTGAGAAATTTAAGTTTTTGGTCTTGTAATTCCTCAATGAAGAATATTTTTTATTTTAGTCAGTAAAAATTACGGGGGTGACTTGCATTTTTTTCTAACTATGTGGAGCCAATTTTATTTTTTACTTTTTTCTGAAACCTATGTCCATGAGCAATTATACTGTTTAATCAATATAATAGCTGTAGCTTACGTTTAATACATCGCCAACGTCCTTGACAAATGGAACGCTAAACTTATGATATGAGAGCAAGTTCCCCGTCTCTGTGAGATCCTTTGAATAGATGCGGCCATCAATATTTATAACGCCGTGAACGCCAGAAGTAAAGTAGGACGAAGTGTCATATGTGCCATACAACTTGTAGCCGTCTACATATACGTAGTTTTCTTTATTCCCAAGTAGCATCCTGTAACTAGGCGGGTTTGATAAACTTGTTGTGGTTCTGCTGATGCCGGTAATTAAACCATTACTGTCAACAGCAATTGCATACCATGTGCCGTCTCTATATAATAGGTAGGCATCATTTGCAGCGTCGTAAATTATGGCCAAGTTATATGAATCCATATAAGTGCCGGAGTATGTATCTGAAGTGTAAACATTTGCCCCTGTACTGTCATAGCCATATATTCTGATAGTGTAAGCTTTTGCTGTATCTGTTCCTCTTACTTCATATGTGTAATCACCAATGCTAAACACTGAGAGCAGGAACTGAGGATCGTATGAAATCCAGGAATCAGCGCTTTGTGAAATCTCACCAGTGTTTACGTCATAATCAAGGATGTCATCTGAACTTGTTTTTAGTTGAAGCTTTCCTGACTGAATGCCTCTGGCACTTATGTTACTGATCGTATCACTTGCATTAATGAAACGAGGAATTGAAATGAGTGCTCCAGCTGAACCACTAGGTGTTATGAGACTTGTAGCTATTGTATCAAACTGAAAAGCCATTGATGAACCATATGAATACCGGCGTGTTAGTCTTTTCTTCTTTGCTGTTCCATCTGCTATTGATGTTGTCGTTCCTTCATTACTGTCTGAAGCTGTATCTCTGTATGCATATCCTACGAGCTCGCTGCCAGGAATATATAAACCCTGGCCGGCTGCAAGTGTTGGATTGTTTAAGAGCATGTTCACAACTTTTGTATCAGATGTATCTCTTGTAAAGAAGAAGTCGTTTGTTCCTACGCCCTGAGGATCAGGATTCTTGGTGTTATACTCAATTTTATTATCTGCTAGACTGCCAAACATTGTAGCGAGGCCATTTGCAATGACTGCTGATTTACCGAAACCTGTAACCAAGTTTTCAGTGTGAGTCTCTCTCTTGCCATGTTTCTTGATGAGTTCAACTGTAATATCACCAATGACTACTGAATGATCTTTCATTATTGCGTCACCTCCGTTAACTCATATGTATATGTTACTTTTACTGTGTCAGTTGCATTTATTGTCCATGTCTGCTCGAGATCGAAGTATGAATAAACTTTTCCGATCTGTCCTGCAGGAATAATTTTACTGTTTGTGTTATCAATGAGACTCCCGAGATATGTTGAAACATTGAAACCATTGATGCTTGAAGTAGTAGCAAGCAAGTAGTAATCAGCACTTGAGACGTCGAAAACTAAACGAAGCTCATATGATCCGTAAATATAACGAGTATAAACAATGGAACCATCTGTGAGACCACAAAGATAAGCGTCTGTGAAGTTTGCATTTGCATGCTCACTATTTATAACGCTGCTGATGTCTGAAACCGGGGATGCCTGAGTCTCTGAGTCAGTGATTGTTAAACTGTACAATGAACGAGTGCTGCCACTTACTACGTAGGCATATAAAACATTATGAGACACAAACAAACCTTTAATGTTTGTCCATGTTTCCTCATATGTTGTTCCGTCTGAAAGCTTGGTGACTCTTAACGTATTGGCCAGCATCTCAACGCTATAGCCATTATAGTTAAGTGCACATATTGTTTTTCCACTGCTATAAAGTCCTGTAGGCAGAAAATCAGATTCAGCTAATGTATCTAAGCTGAGAAGTCGTGTCCATCCTGATCCGCCCGCTGCTAAACTTCCGGCCGGTACTCCATTCTGGCCTTGTGGAATAAAATAGTTAGATGTGTCAAACAGGTTAGGCAATGTATGCCAAATGCATGTAGGAACTACATTCATTGTGAGAGTCTTAACTTGTCCCTGTATTCCTTCCCAACTGAATGCCAGTTTAATTTTGTTGCCTGCTAAACCTTCAGCTGTTACATCTGTTCTGATGCCCTCTTTTGAATCCAATGTGTCTCCTGCTACTTTGGTACCTGCAAAGCCGATGAGCTCAGCTGAGGAAGGAACAAACATCTCAGGACTATCTTTGCCCGAGATGTCTGAGATATTTACATTTAGTAAGTCACATTCTACCAGGCCTGTTTTAGCCGGCGCATACATGTTTGAATAAAACATCTTCTGATCTGCTAAAGGAAAGCCCGTCTTTATGCTTGGAGTAGTGTAATTACTTTGAGCTAAACTGCTAACACCGAAAAAGAGAGCTGCTGACTTGCCGAGTTCAGTTATTGTATTATGTGAGCTCTTCTTATGAAGCAGTCTGCCATATTTATCACGGTGTTCTATTGTTACTTTACCACGTAAACTCATTTTGAACCTCCTGTTTAAAATAATTTTTATACTGTTATATAACAAACTGTTAAACTTAACTAGTTGTAACATCGATTGAAGCGCTGTCTGACAGGCTAAGTTGTTCTCTTCTGTTAGGCGTTGGCTTTTCTTCTACTGTCATTGAAGCACTGTCTAAGATCTCGAGTGCTTCTGTTCTGTCTGGTGTAGGATGTTCCTCTATCTCAATGTGCCCGCTGTCAATTAAACTCAGCTGCTCGTTTGAAACAGGAGGAACGGGAGGAGCAACGACTGATATGTCTGCATCATCATTAAGAATGAGTTGCTCATTTCTCTCTGGCTGTTCTTGTGACCTTATGCTGATGTCTGCACTATCCAATAAACTGAGAAAGCCCTTGACGAAGCGAGATGCGACGTTTGCAACATGCGGCGTCAAAGGATCAGGTCTAACCTCATACTCAACAGGTAAGTTTACCTGTTCGCCTGCCGGATTGAATACTGCAACTGTAGCGTTATAATTACCTGAGAAGATAGGATAAACACGATGTCGCCACTCGCAAACTTCGCCTGCCTGCTCTGGCATCTCTACTGCCCATGCTCCACCAAACCCTGCTCCATTACCAACTGACCAGTCGCCACTTGCACTGTCTGCAGGAATGCTGCCCCTGTACTCAATGAAGCCACCCTGTACTGAGGACTGCGTCGTTGAGCTTATCGGTGTTTCTGAATCTTCTGGTAGTGCTGGTTCTCTTTCCTGCAGTTCTTTCAGCTTTCGCTGCGTTAATAAACCGTCAGGATTGCCAAACATTAAACTGCAAGGAACAACGCTCATTCTCTCATATGTTGTGCCCGAGATGTACTGTGTCTTCTTCCCGCCCTCTGCTGTTATCTCTCCTGCTAAGTATTCAAATTCCTCTTCCTGTTGAGTATCTGACATAAACAGCATTTCGCTATGTCGCCACGTTAGCTCTAAGCTGAATAAGTGCTCTTGCATGCCAGGATATAAACTGATGTTATCATTTAGCGTGACTATCAAGTTCTGCTCGTGGTGAAGTATTGTTGCTCCTGTTGCTGTCTTCTCTACGTATGCTGGCCGATATGCCTGAGTCATTACCGGAGTGTATTGTTCGCCAAACAACTGAAGAGCTGATACAGGACAGTGGCAAAGGACAAAGTCACGTATTGGTTGGGATTTGTCAGCGCTTAAACTGAAGAAGGGCTGGCTTTCTGCATTTGTTAGCATGATCTCTATTTTTAAGTCACGTATACTTTGCTCTGTTGCGTCCTTGCCACCGATGAGATAAACTGACATGAAGCCATGAGCTGTATTGTTTCCGTCCTTAACTGTTACTAATACAATGCTGTACGTGTCCGTTGAGAAATTAACGTCAAGATGGCTCGTCTGTTCGTTCGTCTCTGCCTGCAGCTGTGGTTTCTTTGATGTGAAGCGTGAGGTGAGCAGGCCAGCGATAAAGTTAAACCACTGACCGTCTGTTAAATTTTTCTCATGCGGCCTGTTCGCACTTTGCAAATCTGTAGTTTTATTGATCTTGTCTGCTAAACTCATTTAACGTATCCTCACTATATTAGGAATGTTCTGTTCCCTATCTGCACTTGTAGCATCTCCTGCTTCTTGCCTGTAAACCTATTTGTTATCATGACTTGCTTTGACGGGTGAGACGTTAGAGGGGAAGGAGGGAATGCCTTGAATATTTCCTGCACTAGTAGCGGGTTAGCGGGTGGTTGTATCTTCCAGTCTGTCTGCATGTCCTCTGTTCTCCTTCTTGTGTTCTCTGCCTTAGTTTGTAGATTTATGTTTATTATGTACGTTCATATATCTGTATTTCTAAGTTCCCTTTATTAGCCCCATCAGCTATGCATATATAGAAAAGGCGTAGTTTTGAACTAGTGGATGTGAAAAATTTTAACTATTGTCTTGTGACTCACAAATTAAGTATTTTTCCAATTTAAAGACAGGTATTGAGTAGGTCTGCCCGTCTAGGTCAAGAGTCTCAACGTCCAGCATTTCATCAGGAACATCTAAACCCTCTTCATCATTGATGAAAAGGAAAGGACGTGCTACTAAATTGACTTTAGACGTATCAATTCCAGAAGTAATGACCGCTCTTTGTTTATTAGAAGCACGTACCATAAGGGCATCGCCGACATATATTCCACAGCCTGTAATATGAAGGAGCATTGCGTTAGTTACATTTTCAGAAAAGAAAAGAACATCGCCAGGACGGAGGACATCATATGAACAATAGTTCGCCGCCACTATATTTTTACGGGACACTGAGTAATCTATTAACTGCCATAAGTCAAGAGAAGAACTACAGGCGACATCATAACCCACGCCACCAGTTGCATAGTCATTATCATCAGTAATTACAGCGTGAAGCAAACGAGAAACAAACGAGCTATCATCTATACTGTTTGCATTATTTCTATTACGTTGACTATAATTAAGTGAGGCGTCTGCCCAATTTAAAGCTAACGTAGCTGTTGCATTCCCTAGTAAACTAGTACCTGTCACATGCTTGCCCTGTAATGCATTCGCTCCGCTTGTTACCTGCTTAACTGCTACACCAGCGTCTACAGCAGGTGTATTAATAGAGTTCTTCTTATATAAAGAACGTTTATCAAAATTGGTAAACAGTGCTTTCTTTCCGCCAAGCGCTGCCCCTGTGAAGAAGTATTCTTTGTCATCTACTGTATCGTATTTCATGCTTGCCCTCCTGTTGTTATAGTGGTTCGTTGTGTCTCTCAAAAGGAATAAACAGTGAGCCATTCACAAGCACGCCATTAAACTCATGCTGCTCATTTTCCTGCCACTGTATCTGTAACGGTTCACTGTCGTTTCTATATGTTACTAAGCAGCCGTCAGTGTATGCATCAATTCTCTCAATGCCCATTGACCAATCGATCTGTTCAGATAACTGAGAGGCCTGAGTATCATAAGACTGTTTTAATGTTGCTGCAATTAAAGTAACGTTTGATCCTGTATTATTACGTATAGTACACTCAATGGATACGGCGTCTAACTCAGGACAAACGACCACCTTTTCACATACATAGTGGTTGTCTTCATACGTAGTATTCAAAGGGGTTATTACGAGTGACTGATACAAATATTGATATGTGCTTACTTCCTGGTCGCTGTCTGCTGCTGTGTTCTTCATGTATCTATATTTTATGATAAACTCGAGGCATGTGTTATTTGACATATTTGAACCAGTCGGCAAGTTAGCATCAAACACAAGGCGTAGCAGTCTATAAGAAGAACTGTTCAAACCGTTTAGAGAAAGAGAAGCCGAAGCTTCTCCTCCTGTTGCGATTATAAGTCTATTGTCAGATACTGTTAAGCCAGTGCCTGTCCAATTCTTAACAGCGGGTAAACGGTTATTATTGAAGTTTTTTGTTACTGTTAATAGTGTTGACATAAACTACCTCCTGTATTGTTATGATGCACTCACGAGTACCAGCTTAACATTATATGTCTCGCCATATTCCATAACGACCTCTTGTACTCTATACTGGTTGTCATAGTAAGATACTATGCCTGATATACTGATAACGTCGCCTACCTCAATGTCTGATGATAAGTTGGTCTGTGAAATTTCAACTCTCTTACGTAGAGTGCTAATATAAGCCGCGAGCTCAGTTGCTAATTTATGTGCTTCAACATCATCCATAATGTCAGTTGCATTATATTCAAATGCTGAAGTTGTATCAGTATATAGTACCTCGCCATTGATAGGCATGAGCTCAGTTTTCTGCTGAGTGCCTCCTGCTGTTAAACCGTATACGTCTATTCTAGCAGTCTTCTCATTGTCAAGTTCTGCATCAATGGTTACATTAATGTTGTTCTCACCTGCTGAATATGTGACGCTGTTGTATTCCTGCGGGGAATAGCCTTCATCAACTGTTATGTCTACGCTTTCGACAGAATATATTTTATCAAAGGCGTCTAGAGTTATTTTATTAACGCCGTCTGATAAAGTTATATCTGACTGACTAGCTAACAGCTTGTAAGCTAAACCACCAGCAGCTGTATAGTTTACTTTTACCACGCTATATCGTACTGCATTACTTACGACAGGAGTGATGGGGCCCAAGTCTTCACATGTAACAACCCAATCAGGCGTGGTCTCCATTGGTGAGTATAGTTTGCTTATATAAATTTTGCCGTCGTGTTTCATCTGCACACATGCCAAAGATCTATAACAAATGTCATTTATAGTATTTCTAGCTGGCGACATTAATGCTGTACACTGTAGAGTGTTAAGCTGTAAGTCCGGATCAATTACATAATCGTTGGCTGTTAAACCATAAGCTGTAAAGATGGCCTGCAGGGCGTCTAATGCAGTGCTGCCGTGATAGTCAAGCTCTGTTGTTGCGAACCGGCCAATGCTACTAATAGGATCAGCGATGGCAAGAGAAACAGGACCGCAGCAGCCATCTTTATAACTGCCCTGCCAATTTGTAATAAAGCCGACAAAATATTGAGTCCATGTCGTTCCGCCGTCATCAGTACGTAGTACCGTTGCTTTCCTGCCCTGCGCCATATATCCAAAGTAAACACTGCCTGAGTTCATCGGATTTATGGTGTCGTCTTCATCAAAGACGTATAAGAAGCACTGTGAGCTTGTAAGGTGACCAAGCGGGTCACTATCACTAGCGCCCGCTGTCATTCTTGTGCTGATCTTATTAATGTACTTCTGTACGCCTTCAGTTCCATGCGTCCAAGGAGCGTCTGGATTGTCTGGACTAAAAGGAGGCAGCTCGCGCTGAGCTCCCCCTGTGGTTACTTCATAGTTAGCAAGTCCAACATCACTGAAGTCAATGATTAATTTATATTGTTCATTGTCAAACTCTGAGCTCATGTTGTCTCCTCCTGTGAATCATTTGCTACTATAGAGTTAAGTTTAACGCCGTCAACCTCAATCCAATGTAGTTCTCCAGTATACCAGCGGATGTCGCCAGACTGTCCAATGAAGTTAAACGAAGACGGGGTGCCAAGATAATACAGACCTGAGGGCATACCCATTAAGTTGCTCGATATTCCAAATATGCGGCTCTTATATTTCTTGATCTGTCCGATTATTCCGTCAGGCCCGTAGTACATGCGGTTCAAGTCAACGCCGCTTATAGCGTCAAACTTCCAGATAAACTTTTTCTTATAGCAGACAAGCTTATCATGGAATGTCCCGCTTATATCATTAAACGAGACTGATGTAAAGTTATCGTCTGATGAATATGAGCTGGGGTACTCTGGCAGCGGTACGTTCGTATCGCCATTATAGTGTCTTATTACTATTGCTATGTTTGACATATTATAGCCCTCCGTCTCTTTGTTTTATACTGTCTGCAGTGCTTACGATTGTTCTTGATAAGTCTTCCAGCTGCTGCTGATCATTCATAAACGTTAAACCGTTAAAGTAGTTGTTTACTGTTGTTGAACCGCTGGCCTGAGGTGTGTTAAACCCTGCTCCTAACTGGCCAGCAGAAACACCGAGTCCATCCATAAGCTGCTGAGCGCCTGCATAGCTTAAATAGCCTGTATCGCCACGACTGCCACCAACTGCGGAGAGGTCGCTTAGTTCTCTTGCTGTCTCTGCTGCAGATACTGCGTTGTCATACATGTTGCCGCCGCCGAAGCCATTGTAGCTATATGCCTTTGAGCCTGCACTTATGCTAGATGCAGCAAACACACTGCCTCTTTCATTAAGTTCTTTTTCCCACTCAGCTGCTGACTTATAAATAGATACGCTCTGATTACCGAGTGCATCTGTTGTCATCTGGTAAATATAGTTGCCTAATGCATCAGTGAGCAGTTCAGTAAACGAGCCGTCTTCGTTCATCCAGCCTGTTGCTGCATTAGCGCCAGCTATCTCATATAAGTCCGGTCTTGCTTTGCCACTTGCTCCGCCACTGCCTGTTCCGCCTGTGGTTCCTGCGTTGCTTCCGCCACCTACGTGATCACCAGTTAAACCACTATTCTCATATAAGCCGTTCTCAGCAATCTGCCTTACGTCGGCTTGAATGTCAGCAAGTAGGTCATCTTTTCCTGAATAGTCAGCTTCAAGTCCCTGTAGTATTCCTTCAATTCTTGAGCTGTTAACTTCAATCGCGTCCTGTCCGATTACTTCATCAAAGGAGTAAAGATTTTTGCCGACAGCATTTAATAACGTGCCGGCATTTTCCCAAGCGGCTAATGTTGCCTGCTGTTCCTCTAAACTCATGTCGGCAAGTTTAGCAATGAGCTGGTCAATATAACCTGCCATTACTTCCTTGCTCATTGTCAAGTTTGGAACGTATGCGTCGCCAAGTAGTTCAGCAAGTCCGCCTTGGAATATGTTGCTGTCCATTCCGCTTGTATACCAGCTGTTTGCTCTCTGCAATGCCTGCTGGTAGTCTTCGGTCTGTAGTAATGCCTCAAACTCAAGTCCTTGATTGCTGCTTATGTTCCTAGCATAGTTTAAAGCATAGTCAACAGCATGGGCAGAATATAAACCGGCAGTGCTTGTATCTGCTACGCCTGTATTCAAAAAGGCTGATGTGTTTGACTCAACGATTGCTTTAACGACCATCTTTGTGAAGTCTTCGCCATCATTGAGCCAGCCAAGCAATTTTTTCCTAAGTGTATTAACTACATCCTGTAATGTCAGGCCTAGTTTTCTGAAGACGTTATTTGTAGCACCAACGTACCTCTCAGCGGCCATAAACTGCTTGGTTAAATCTTTGGATGCCTCAACGTTTTTCTTCTCGTTTTGTGCCCTGTTCGCGTCAGATAAACTATTGCTTACTGTTCCGTTAAGCTGTTTAAAGCTGGAGGTGAGTTCTTTGGTTGCTGCTTCTGATTCTTTAAACGCTTTTATGCCCGCCTTTGCAGATGCAATCCAAACAGCAAATATTGCTCCTAATACACCTGCAGCGTTCTTAAGACCAGCTACACTACCAGAATCTTGTAAAAATAAGCCAAGCTTAGAGTTTTCAAATTTTTTCCTTACTTCTGCTAGTGTCTCTTTTCTTTTGTCTATGCTGTTTCTTCGCTTATTAAGTTCTGCGAGTCTAGGGTATGTCAGCTTGCCACTATTTGCTAGTTTTTCTTCATATGCATCAATGCCTTCTTTGCGTTTGTCAAGCCTAGCCTCTGCATTATCAAATATGTTAGATGAATTTGACAATGCTTTAACTAACGCTGCAAGCTTCTTGTTTACTGCAGCTAATAGAGCAAACAGTAAACCGTTATTGTTATTGTCCTTATTACTTGCCATGACGTCCTCCTTATATTAAACCACGAGCCTTCAGGTCGGCAATCTGGTCTTTGTAAATTTCTAATGCTGCTTTAATTACTTTAGCATTTTGTTTATCAACTGCAGACATGTATTCCTCATCGTCTTCAATATGTAGATCAATAGGCTTAGTGTCTGTTAATTTCTTGCTTCCATTCAATGCTTCTACTACTTTTATAGCGAGATGTATTCTGCCAATAGTCTCATCGTTTAAACTCTGCTCGTAGTCTTGAGCTTTGGCATGTACAAACATATCAAATAAACGTACATCCATGTCTCGCACTTCGTCTAAGCTAGCACCTAGGCGCATTGCTAACTTATAGTTAAGTCGAAGATCTTTATCAGCCGTGTTCAGTATCTTATCCCAGTATGCCTGGCTATAAACATCATCTGTTCTTGTCTTCTCAACTGGAAGATGAATATCTAATATTTCAAGTGCTTTAAACAGGTCAGCTGTTGGATCAGGCTTATCATTTGGTTTAAAGAAATGATGACGCGTCTTGCATTGATCCATTAGGTGAGTATGTAAACCAACAAGCGCACCGTAGCGCTCCTGCCATGTTGCTATTATTGTATTCACCTTGTCATTCAATTCACTGTAATTTTCTGGCGTTATTTGCTTGCTCCCTACAAGTCCGCATTCAAGTAGGTAAACGCAGGCCTTCTTTATATCTATGTATGGCTCTTTGCCATTGTAAAACACCCCCTTCTGTAGCTGTCCTAATGTTATTCCTTCAACGTTGATCAAAAATTCAACGCCCCGAAAATTGAAGTTTAGCCACAGGTGTTTACAAAAGGAAGAAGGACTTTCAAAAAAGTCGGTTGTTTTTTGGGGGGTGTCGGGTTTATTTTTTCTTCTATGTAGATTCATTTTTGATTTTCTCCTGATTTTAAAAAGGATGGCCTCACGCCAGTTTAGCGTTAAACCATCCTTTCTAGTGTTATGCCCACTGAGCGCTCATGTTGTTTGCTTGTTTATTGCTACTAAGAGATAGCTGCGAATGCCCAGGAAACTACTCCCTGAGATTCAGACTTAGTAACAGTGATGTGGACAGGTGCCTGGAAAACTGCAAGAGTTACATTGAACTCCTGTCCATTGTCAGGATCAGCGTCTCCATCAGTAAATGCTGAAGGAGTAACATGATACATAAGTCCCTCATACTCGGGCTGTCCGCTCGTTGCATTTAAACGCTTTCTTGCGATGATCACGTTCTTGCAAAGATCGGACTGAGTTGCTGCTGCGGAAACAGAAGCATCAAACCACTTACGAAGTACGGTGTAGGCGTCTGTTCCGGTTGCTCCGTTAGTGTAGGTTCCCTTTGCCTGTCTGATCAGGTTGATCTGGATGTCGTCAACGCTCTGACCAAGCATTGCGATGGAATCCCAGCCGTCGTTTGTAAGCGTCTTATACGTCTTCTTGTCCTTGGTGATTGTACCACCAGAGAAGTTAATGACGTCCTCGAGCTCATTAGCTGATGCTGGCACTGTAGTGTTATCGGTGTAGTTACCAATAAACACGTGAGTGTCAAAGTTGGAAAGTACGAAAGCTTCCGTCATTGTTTATTACCTCCTATGTAATATGTTATTGCAATGTTTATAGAAAACACGGGCCGTCCGTCAGGTGACTTCCCAATGTCTACTACCGAAGAAACTAAACTGGTGTCTCCAATTCCGATGATGATTCCTTTGTTTTCTGCTGTTGGTTCATCTACTCTTATGATAGTGTCGGTCTCATCAAACGTATAATTGTTTTCTGTTACGAGCTCTACTCCCTGCATCTGTAATAAGTACTCTTCAAGAGCAAACATAAACGACCGGTTAGTGTAAAAGTCTTCATCGGACTGAGTGGCTTGAAACAGGAACTGCACTCTTGCTAATCTGCCATTGTACTTTTTACCATTTAAACGTGATCTTAGAGGGGCAATGTCTCTGACAAATATGCCTAAGTCATTGTCTTTCTCGTAGTCAATAAATCCTCTTGTTATGTACTGCTCGGGCCATTTAGCACGTATGTGATTTTTAAGAGCCGAGTAAACAATCATTGATCTCATGTTGTCTGTTCTCCTTAAATGTCAAGCACAAATACACTACCATCAGGTCGCTCTATGGGTACGTATGTACTTTGCTGTACTTCTACGTCTGCTGGTATGTCAGGTTGTAACATTTGTAGCTGTGCCTGATACTTTGCAAAGTCATCATCTACTACTTCGATGTCTTCATCTTCTTCGTTTAAGTCGTCATTAGTCAGCTCGATGTCTTCTTCTTCCTCATAGTCGTCGAAGTCATCGTCAGTCAGCTCCATATCTTCTACAGCGTCCTTTGCAGCCTTTTCTGCCTCTTGTTTTGCCTGACGTTGTTGTCTGTCTATTTGGTCAAGTATAAGCGGGTAGATGATTTTTTTATTCATCCGCTCTCTTGCTGATAAACGTACAGCTAACGAAAGGTCTGTATTTGCGTTTAGCATATCGTCTACTAGTGTCTGCTCACTGCTGCTTAGTTTTATTTTTGCTGCCTGTTCATATATTTCAGTTGTCTTATATAAACTCTTTGCAGTGTTCTCCATTCTTTCAGCACGCTTCCGAGCTGTTTGACTTGAGACGCCATTCTCATCAAGACGTTTATATAAACTGAAAAGAGTAAACTTTTTCTTTGCTTTAGGCGATAAACCTCTTAGATTAGCGTTCGGTATTTTTGTAGTGTTAGAAAGATTAAACACATACTGTGAGTATTCCTTGAATTGCTGTTCTAATATTTCCTTTGCGTCTGAACCTTCTAAACTATCAGCTAGCTCGTCGAGATGCATGTTGTTAAGTTCATGATAGTCGTGAAGCATTGAAATAGTTATTGCAAGCTTGTTCTTTGAAATGTCTATTGTATAGTTCATGCCGTTCAGCTGTCTGTCAATTAGTTTTTTTATTGCATCGTCAAGTGTGCTGTCGGCATTTAAATAGTCATTTAATGCTACTCTGGTGTACATCCAAGCCTCGGTAAATGCAACCATTAAAAATTGAGCTATTCCACCATTTGGATGCCTGTAGTCTAAACATTCATGAACGTATATAGCATAAGGTGCTTGATGTGTGTTAAACCCTATTTGTATTGTGAATAAACCAATATGTTTAGCATATAAAGAAGAAAGCAGGTTGCCTGTATCAACGGGTGTATAAACTGCTAAACGATCATAGAAGTTTGACTCAAGCACTGCGAATACTTGCTTCATAGCGAGCAGGCATGTACGGGCTTCTGCTAGCTGCTGTCTAAGAACTGTTTCACCCATTTGCTCAAGTTCTTTTATGCGTGCTCTTTCTGCTTCCCTAGCTTGTTTTTCAAGTTCTTTTTGCTCTTCTTTCCAGTGTTTAGACCCTGCTTTAATCAGCTGTTCAAGTTCTTTTATGCGTGCTTTTTCTGCTGCACTAGCTTGCTGTTCAAGTTCTTTTATGCGTGCTTTTTCTGCTGCTCGTTTGTATGCTTCCAGATATTTAATTCCTAGCTGTGATCTTCGCTCAAGTTCTTTTTGCTCTTCTTTCCAGTGTTTAAACCCTGCTTTAATCAGCTGTTTAAGTTCTTTTATGCGTGCTTTTTCCTCAGCTTGCTGTCTTGCCGCATCTGCGTCTGTCTGCTGATCAGAGCCTGCATATGAACTATCATCACTCTGATATGTCTGTTCTCTTTTCCTTGGCGCCTCTTCTACTAAATTCTTTGCTAATGCGATTATTTTATTTTTTATACTGGAACCGGTTTGTCCTTCTATTATAGCTGCTGCTACTTGGCTTAATGCACTTATTTGCTTTACTGTTAAACTATCAGTCTCTATGCTATTTAAGATGCTAAATAGTAGTTGAAGAATTTTCATAGAAGCGCCTCATAATATGTCCCTGTTCCGTCAAACTCATTGTACTGCTGTACGCTCATTACTTCATGACCGTTGATAATGTCGCCGACTTTCACTGGTGTCATTGTAAGCACTGTCTGCTCGCTCACCGTTGCTTCGCCTGTCGAGCTCCTGTACATCTTATGTTTGCCATAGATGAAGCAGTCTATCTCTGTCTGCTGGCCTTTCTTCCTTACGCCTGTGTCAGGATCCAGTGTTTCAGTCATTGGTATATATGTTGCTTTCATAGTCATGTACGTATTGTAGTTCATAACTTTTTCCTCATTTTTTCTGTCATTGTTCTATTTTATATAGAAACACGTCTTCAGAGCATAGAAGATAAACTTTGTCTTATATGTTCTGAAGACGCCACCAGATGCCTGATGACGTCTCTATATGGAGAACAACCCAATGGAAGGATGCTAGCTATCACGTTTCGCCTGTTCAGCAAGTACTTCTTTAAGTTTCTTAACTGACTGCTCAATTGCATTATCAATGTCCTTGCTGGTAAAATATTGTTTAGTTGATTCAGGTAAAAGTGATAAGATCTTTTCTGTTACGTAAGTATACTTAATATCGCCTGTACCTCCGCCATACATGCGTTCAGCCTCAACTACGAGTCTGTAAGCAATCTTAAGTAAAATCTGGAAGTTTCCGTTCTTAGCGTCCTTAACGATTACGATGACTGTACCGATAAGAGCGCCGAGGAAAATGGCAAGTGAAAGAATAACACGAATGTCAATGTTCATATTTTATCCTCCTGTTCATTAATTAAGTGGTGCTGCTGAAAATACGTTATATGCTACA